GATCATGGCTGAGTACCTTCCGCTCTACAAGCCCGGCCAGTCGATCACCTGCACCGCCTCCGCCACCATCACTGGTGGGCAGGTCGTCGCGGTCTCCGGTGACGGCACGGTCGGCCCGGCCGGCGCCGCCACCGCCGCGTGGGTCGGCGTCGCCGCGACCGACGCTGCGAACGGCGACAAGTTCCTCGTCCACTGCGGCGGCGTTCAGCGCATCGTCGCCTCGGGCGGCATCACTGCTGGGGCGGGCGTGATCACCGGTGCCGCTGGCACTGTGGCCACCGGCCTCGGCACGGTCGGCCAGCAGGTCGGCATCGCCCTGACGACGGCACTCGACACTGCCCTCGTCGAAGTTCTGATGGTTCGATAAGGAGCCCCTGACATGGCCTACGCATACCCCCCTGCCACGCCGACCCTGTCGGGTGACGCGGTCACCGTCAGCCGGTTCCTCGGCAATCCGACTCTGGTCGCGCGCCGTCTGCGCACACTGCTCGAGCAGCGCTACATCGCCGACGCCCTGTTGACCGGGCGATACGACGTGGAAGGTGGCGTCGTTCTCTACGAGACCGGCGAGGCGATCTTCTCCGGCGAGAACCCGCGCGCCGTCGCGCCGGGTGGTGAGTACCCGCTCGTCAACCCCGGCACGGGCGCCGCGTCGCTGGCGAAGACCGTCAACTGGGGCCAGGACACCCTGGTCACGGACGCGTCGATCAAGCGTCGCAAGATGGATCCGGTCGAGCGCGCGTTCCTGAAGCTCGCGAACCAGAACGTCAAGTACGTCGACTCGGTGGCGCTGGCAGCGATCGCCTCCGCGGTGACCGCCACCGCGGCTGCGACTGCTGCCTGGTCGACCGCGACCGCCGCGCAGATCCTCAAGGATGTGATGCTCGCGAAGCAGAACATCGTCGCGCTGAACCAGGGCTACGACCCGAACACCGTCGTCCTCGACGACATCAACTGGGGCTACGCGATGGCGGCGTTCGTTGCCGCTGGCTACGTGCCTCGTGAGAACGTCGCCGACAACCCGGCCCTGACCGGCGACTTCCCGACCATCCTCGGGATGCAGTGGCTTGCCACTCCGAACATCCCCACCGCCGGCGTCGGCCTTGTTCTCGACCGGGACCAGCTGGGCGGCATGGCCGACGAGGACCTCGGTGGCCCGGGCTACACCTCCGCCGGCGGTGTCGGCGTGCAGGCGAAGTCGATCCGCGAGGACAAGACCGACGAGTGGCGCCTGCGCTGCCGCCGCGTTACCGTCCCTGTCGTGGTCGAGCCGGCTGCTGCCCGCAAGATCACGGGGCTGTGACCATGACCTACAAGGTGACTGCACCGCTGGTGATCGTGAAGGACAAGGCGGGTGTCATGCACCACGTCTACGAAGGTGGTCTGGTTCCGGATGACGCGGACCCAGAGCACCTGAAGCAGCTGCGTGAGTCGGGCATGGTTAAGTCCGTCAAGGCGACCGAAGCCCCGGCTGAGCCGAAGGCGGACGGCGCCCCGAAGGGCAACGCCTCGCGTGACGAGTGGGCGAAGTTCGCGGCCGACCGTGGCGCGCCTGAGGATGAGACGAAGCCGGTCGACGAGGGCGGCCTGTCTCAGTCCGCTCTCCGCGACAAGTACGGCAAGTGACCTGATGGGAGCTGGCGAGCATGGCTGACATCGCAACGCTCGAAGAGTTCGCCAGCTTCCTTCAGGCAGACGTCAACACAGCGACTGCGAACCTGCTGCTGCTCGACCTGGCGCAGGGCCAGATCACTGAACGCATCGGCGACCTTGACCCATGGCCGACGACCGCAAAAGCGGTCGCGCTGGAAGCGGCAAAGCGCGCCTACGTCAACCCCGAAGGGCTTGGGTCAGAAACCTCCGGATCTACGGCGGCGACCTACCCGGAACGAGGGGTGTACCTCACCAAGGATGAGGTTGAGCGACTGCAGGAGTGGGCGAATGGGCCGGGCGGCTCCACTGTCGGCCAGCCCCAGGGCTGTTTTCCTGAGCCGCGGGCGTGGCCGGATCCAGTGGAGAGCTGCTGGTAGTCCATCGGTCCTTCTGGAAGGCGTGTCGATGGGTACCTTCGTAGGCGCCAACGCGGCAGGCGGCAACGTCGTCGCTCTGACCGCAGCCAACTCCGCCCCACTCAACTGGCCCTCAGGCGTACAAGCTGGGGATGTTGCGCTCCTGGCCTGGTCGTTCGGCGATTCCACCGTCACCGCTACCGACCCGACCAGTCAGGCGTTCACCCTCATCGCTCAGGTGACGGACGGCAACCTGAAGTCCCGCCTCCTGAAGAGAGTCTGTGACGGCTCTGAGACGGGCGCTGTCACAGGTTGGTCGACCAGCCTGCAGAACCGACAGACCGCAGTGCTGTACGTGGTCCGTGGATACAGCGATGTGTCCGGTGCGGTGTCCCGTCAGGAAACCGTCACCGGCACCAGCCACGACTGCCCACAGATCACCACCGCGAGTGGTGCTGCGGATGGCGACTCGATCGTCGTCATCGGCGCAGATCGCGCGGCATCAACTGGCGCATCTCCGCCAGCAGGGTTCTCGGAACGCACCGGCACCGAAGCTCTCGCTACAGGTTCAGGCGGAACCGTCACCACGATCGCCGACGACGGCCTCTCCACCGGGGCTGCCCTCCCGGTGGATCCCGCCTCATTCACTGGCTACGTCAGCAGCGGCACGGCGGTGACGTGGACGATCGCACTCCGCCCAACATCCACGCCCCTCACGCTTTCCGCGGCCGGTTCATCTAGCTCCACGGGCGCCGCGCCGGTCGCGCTAGTGCTGCCCCTTGGTTCCGTAGGAGCGGCAGCCAGTAGCGGCTCGGCCCCCCTTGCCTCGTCGCTGGCGATGGCGGTGACCGGCGCCGCGACTTCAGCAGGTTCTGCTGCGCTGAGTCTCGTCACTGGGCCGGTGAGCCACGCGCTCACCGCATCAGGAGCGTCCAGCTCCGGTGGCAGCGCGGTGTTGGCCCTGAAGCCCCCCCTCGCTTCGGCGGGCCTCGCCACATCCAGCGGCGCTGCAGCGCTTACGCTGAAACTCCCGGTGTCCGCCGGCGGCGCATCAGTGTCCGGTGGCTCGGCCTCGTTGCTCGAGCGCGTGGCTCTGACCGCCGCTGGCGTGGCCGCATCGTCCGGCACCGCCGCTTTGACGCTGCTCGCCGGCGCTACCACCTACCCACTGTCCGCGAGCGGCACGGCGGCATCTGCGGGTTCCGCGGCGCTGGGGTCAACCATCGCCCTCGCGGCGGCAGGAGCTGCAGCAACAGGTGGCGCCGCAGCACTTGCCGTAACGCTCCCCCTCTCCGCGGGCGGGTCGGCCGATTCTTCTGGCACCGCAGACCTGCGCCTGCGAACCCCGATCACCCCGCGCCCCAACACCGGGGTCACTCTCCGCCCGCCCACCGTTCTCGTCACCCGCCCCAATGCGGGCGTCACCACTCGCCCGTAGGAGGCACCCATGACTGGACAGGCCAGCACTGCCGGTTCGCACATCGCCCTCGACGCGATGAGTGGCCGTGCCACGCAGACCGCCCGCACCACCTACCTCGCCCTGCTCACCTCGGCACCGACCGACGCCACCATCCTGTCGACGATGGCTGAGCTCAGTGGTACCGGCTACGCCCGGCAGTCCGTGACCTGGGGCGCCCCGTCGGCTGAGGTCACCGCGAACACCAACCTGATCACGTTCGGCCCGGTGTCCTTCGACCCGGCCAGCGTGACCCACCTGGCCTTGGTGTCCGCGAGCTCCGGCACGTCCGGTGACTTCATCTTCTACTGGACCGCCGACACCGCACGTGACGGCATCTCCGGCGACTCGTTCACCGTGGCCATCGGTGCGCTCACCATGAGCGTCGAGTAGTGCGCTTCCGCGACAGCGGCACCCGCCTCAGGGGAGTGGTTGTCGCAGGCACCCAGGGCCGCCCCGACCGGATCGACTGGAACCAGCCGCCCGGCGAGCTCGACCTGCCCTGTGAGCATCAGCCGAACTCGACCAGCGAGAACGTCGACAACCAGCAGCGCACCGTCACCTCGTGGCGCGTACTCCTGCCGGCAGGAGCGGACATCACCGCCTCGGATCGTTGGCGGTTCTTCGGCGTCGTCTACGAGGTCGACGGCGAGATCGAACGCCACCGCCGCGCAAGCCGCGAGCACCACGTGGAGATGGTCGTCACCAGAGTCACCGGGGGGTAGCCATGCTCTACGAGTTGGCCGCCGACCCAACCACGGTGCTGATCGACTTCCTCAAAAGCCACTCGGTCCTCGAGCCCCTGATCGGGGACCGAGTGTCCACCTTCAGACTCGACACGCCCCTCACCAGGATCCAGTTGTCGATGGTCCCGCCAGAAGTCGGCCCTCCTGGATTCGAGAACTACGAGTACCAGGTCGACTGCTGGGGGCCCACTGACGCAGTGGACGACATCGACCAGGCACAGAACCTCGCCCGCGCTGTGTGCGGCGCGATCTACGACCTGCGCGGAACCAGCGGCGTCACCGTCGCAGCCCCAACCGTCCGACCGTTTTCCCTGGCCGACCCCGAGACGGGCCGACCCAGGTTCATCACCCAAGTCAAGTTCACGATTTCACCGGAGGTAGCGCCATGAGCAAGACGTTCATCGCGACCCAGGACATCCCGTTCGGCGACCCGGGCCGTGGCGTCTTCGCCTACCGCGTCGGTGACCGCGTGTCCGAGGAAGCCGTCAAGGCCAACGACTGGCAGGACTACGTGTCCGCCGAGACCACCAAGGCTGCCCAGACCGCCGTCGCTGAGGCGACCGGCTCGACCGTGAAGGAAAGCTGACATGGCCGCACCGACCATCCAGCCGGGCCAGATCAAGACTGGCCCGGGTCGGATCCTGTGGGCGCCGCTCGGCACCACAATCCCCACCTTCAGTGTCACCGCCTCGAAGATCACCGCCACCTGGACCTCCTGGGTCGAGGCCGGCGCGACCGACGCGGGCATGACCTACCAGGAGTCGACCGACTCCTCCCCGATCAAGGTCGCGGAAACCCCGTACAACATCCGCTCCGTGGTCACCGGCAAGGCCGGGTCGGTCGCGTTCGCCATGAACCACGTGTCGGACGTGAACTGGAAGCTTGCCGCGAACGGCGGCACCATCACCGTCACCGGCACGACGACCACGAAGATGTCCGTGTTCGTCCCACCGCTCATCGGCGCCGAGGTGCGCGTGATGCTGGCGTTCCTGTCGCTCGACGAGGACGAGGCGTTCATCTGGCCGCAGGTCTTCAACACCGGCGGTATCGAGACCGAGCGTGGCGCGATCGACGCGAAGCACGGCATTCCCGTGTCGTTCGACGTCGAGATGCCCGACCCGTCGGTCCTCACCACCCCGTACAAGCGCATCACCTCCGGCAACCTGTCGCAGGCCACCTGATGAACGGGTTCCAGGGGGAACCCCCCATCGCTGACGTGAACGTGGAGGTGCTGTCGTGAGCCACCTTGGAGACTTCGGCGCCGCCGTCAATGAGCTCGACCCGGCCGCGGAGAAGGACACTTTCAACTTCTTCACCGAGAAGTTCGAGATCGTCGACGAAATCCCACCGATGCTCGTGTTCCAGCTCGCCGCCTGCATGACCGGCAAGGTCTCCGAGAACGAGGCCATGGTCGCCATGTGGTCGGCGCTCGAGATCTGCCTAGGCGAGGAAGGCTTCAAGCGGTTCTACAAGACCGCGGTCCAGAAGAAGGCCGACACCACCTCGCTGATGGAACTGGTCATGGCCCTGTTCCAGGCAAGCGGTGGGGAACGCCCTACCGTGCAGGTGTCCGACTCGCCGGATGGGCAGTTGCCAACTTCGCCGAGTTCGAATACCTCGTCCTCAGTACCCCCGGCCTTTGGTGGGGAACCGCACGACGCGACGACCCCGACCTACCTGCGGCCGATCAGCGAAGTGCTGGCTGGCTGAACCGCCTGTCCGTGCGGCAGCTGTTCAACCTGATCTACACGCACCTGCTCTACAAGACCGAGCACTCCGACTGCAAGGAGCGCCCCGGTATCGGACTGGTGTGCGCCGAGGACTGCCGCACCAGGAAGTTCCTCGACTGGCTCGACGAACCGATCACCGCCAAGGAGATCGCCGAAGCCGAGCGTCTCCGCGAACGCCGCAAGGCGTTCATGCGTGGAGAGATCGCCTGACAACTCACGGGAGGTAGCCATGCCTAACCGCCTGTCCGACCGTGAGTACCAGGAGATCATGAACTCCCCTGCCGTCCAGCGGAAGCTCGACGAGCGCGCCAACGCGATCAAGGCCGAGACGCGCCGGCGCATCAAGAAAGTCACCGGCGGAACCGCCCAGTCCGTCGTGGTTGTGGACGAGCTCCGCAGTGATGGCGTTCTTGTGCGTCGCGTCGGATACGACCTGGACATCGACGAGGCCGGGCCGTACTACGAGTTCGGCACAGAGGATACCCCCGCCCACCCCGCGCTGCGTGAAGCGGCCAAGTCCGTCAAGGGCGCCCGGTAATGGGCAGGCTGTACGACGCCTTCATTGAGGTCGGTCCCAAGTTCACCGGGATGAGCGACGTCAAGAAGGAAGGCGACAAGGCTGGCAAGGAGTACGGCGAGCGCTTGGCCAACGCAGCCGCAAAGGCTGCCGAGGCGAAGATCTCGAAGCTCGGTGACGCATTGGGTAAGGCGCGTACCGCCGAAGCCGATGCCGCGGGCAAGGTCAGGGTTGCCGAGGCAAAGCTTGGGGAGGCCCGCGAGAAGTTCGGTGCCACATCCGCCCGGGCTGTCGCTGCGGAAGAGGCGCTAGCTGCGGCTCAGCGGAAGTCTGCTACCGCAGGTGACGTCGCAGCCAAGGCGGCGACGTCACTGGAGAAGGCCCGGACCAAGGCCGCCCAGAGTGCACAGCAGTCTGGGTCAGAGTCGGGCGAGAAGTTCAACCGCGGCTTGAAGGACGCGCTGTCGAAGGTCAAGACCGACGACGAGGGCGACAAGGCTGGCGACCGGTTCGGGGTCGGGTTCTCCAAGAGCCTGCCCGGGATCGGTGGCAGGGTCACATCGTTCTTCAAGACCGGCTTCGCTGCTGCTGCCGGCCTTGCGGCCGGCGCAGTCGCTGCGGCAGGCTTCATCGAGTCGTTCAAGGAGGCCCTCGCGCAGGGCGACACGAAGGCAAAGTTCCAGGCTCAACTCGGTCTGTCCGATGGTGAGGCCGCGAAAGCCGGCAAGGTCGCCGGCGACCTTTACAAGGGCGCCTACGGCGATTCCCTCGGTCAGGTCAACGACGCTATCCGACGCGTCGTGCAGGACACGAACGTCGGTCTGAACTCGGTCGACCTCAAGCCGGTCACCGGCAAGGTGCTGACCCTGGCGCAGACGTTCGACCAGGATCTAGGTGGCGTCACTCGGGCGACTGGGCAGCTGATGCGTACCGGCCTCGCGAAGAACGCCACGGAAGCGCTGGATATCATCACCCGCGGCTTCCAGACCGGCGCGGATAAGTCCGAGGACTTCCTCGACACCCTGAATGAGTACGGTACCCAGTTCCGCAAGATGGGCATTGATGGCACCACCGCCACCGCGCTGATCTCCCAGGGCCTGAAGGCTGGCGCGCGCGACGGCGATCTGGTCGCGGACTCCATCAAGGAGTTCTCGATTCGTGCGATCGACGGGTCGAAGACCACGGCTGCCGGCTTTAAATCCCTGGGTATCGACGCCGAGAAGATGGCTGCTCAAATTGCCAAGGGTGGCAAGCCTGCCGCGGCCGGGCTCGACACCGTGCTCGACCGTCTGCGGAAGATCAAGGACCCGGTCAAGCAGTCGCAGATCGCGGTAGAACTGTTCGGCACCCAGGCCGAGGATCTCGGCAAGGCGCTGTTCGCTCTCGACCCCTCCCAGGCCGTGACGGCGCTGGACAAGGTCGGAGGTGCGGCGGACCGGATGGTGAAGACCGTCGGGTCCACGCCGCAGCAGACCCTGACTGGGTTCTTCCGAACCTTGAAACAGGGCTCCGTCGACGGGTTCGGCTCCCTGATCCAGGGGTTCCAGACAGGCAAGACCGAAGCGGCCGGATTCCCGGGCGTGATGGCGAACATCGGCATCAAGGCCCGCGAGGCGTTCGAGTATTTCAAGTCGGACGTGATGCCCCGACTGAGGGAGTTCGCCGGCTTCCTGAAAGCCGAGGTTCTGCCGCGGGTCGTGGAGTTCGGCAACTTCATCCGAGACAACGTCATCCCCCCGCTGCGGTCCTTCGGTGGGTACCTTGTCGACACGGTCGCGCCGATCGTCGGTGAATTCGTTTCGACCCACCTGGCGAAGTTGAAGGAAGCCTTCAACACTGTCAAGCAGGCGATCCAGGACAACCGCCCCCAGATCGACAGTATCGTGTCGGCCTTCAAGACGGTCGCGAAGTTCGTCGTGGAGCAGATCTTCCCAATCCTGGGCAAGCTCGCCAACGAGTACTTCCCGCTGGTAGCCGGCCAGATCCGCGCCGTCATCACCACCATCGGCTACATGGTCGACGCGTTCAACAGCATCAAGGAAGCGGTCCGGGTATCACTCGCCTACGTGGCCGAGAAGTTCCTCGGGTTCATCGAGTTCATGCTCGAGGGTGCCGCTAAGGCGTTCGGCTGGGTGCCTGGTCTGGGCGAGAAGCTGAAGGGTGCCGCGAAGGAGTTCGGCACCTTCCGTGACGACGTGAACCGCAAGCTCGGCGGCATCACCGACCAGGCTGTGGACATCGCCATCAAGTACTCCTCCACTGGGGTCAACCTGACCTCACCGTCCTCAGTGGGTCGCCGCGCGATGGGCGGCCCCGGCGGCCCGGTTCGCGGGCCTGGCACGACCACGTCTGACACTGCAGGGCTCTATGCGCTCAGCAACAAGGAGTGGGTGGTCAAGGCTGCGTCGTCGATGAAGTACGGCGACCAAGCCATGGCGTCGGTGAATGCCGGCACCGCGACGATCATCCCCGGCCTCGCCGCGGGTGGACGGGCTGGCCTGACAGTCGGTGCTTCAGGCGACTCGACCGCGCTGGCGAAGAGTGTCGGTGCGAGCGTGAACGTCCTGGCCACCGCCATGGCTAAGCAGTTGGCGAAGTCCGGTGGTGGACTCGGCGGCGCGATGAACTTCGGCCGATCCCAGGCAGGCAAGCCCTACGTGTGGGGTGCAGCAGGACCGAACGGCTACGACTGCTCGGGGTTCGTGTCGGCGCTGATCAACTACGCCAAGGGACGCAACCCATTCAGTCGGCTCGGTGCTACCGGGTCGATGCCGTGGGGCGACATGGCCGCAGGCATCGGACGGTTCATGGTCGGCTGGTTCAAGGGCAACCCGGGCCACACCGCCGCCACCATCAACGGCGTCAACTTCGAGTCCCGTGGTGGACGTGGAGTCGTTGTCGGGTCCGGAGCTCGCGGAGCCTTCGATCCACTGTTCACCAACCAGGCCAAGGTCAAGGGCTTCAAGGATGGCGGACGGCCTGGTCTCGAAGGGGATCTCCCGTTCGACCTACTCAACCCCCGCGGGAAGAACTTCCAGGCGGAGGTTGCCAGGGCGCTCGGTGTGCAGAAGTTCGACACCGGCCTCAAGGCGGGCGGTTGGGCTCCCGGCACTCTCGCCTACAACGGCACCGGCAAGACGGAGACCGTACGCACTGCGGAGCAGGAGGCGGCCGTTGGCCGCCCGATGCAGATCCGTGTGTTCATCGGCGATCGGGAGATCTCCGAGATCGCCCGCGTCGAGGTGGACGAGGCGTTCCGCGACATGGCCACCAGCTACAACATTTAGGAGGCGGACGTGCCGGTCGTAGTCGGAACCACCCCGCCCCCCGGACCGATCATCCCCACACCGGACGCTCCCCTGCCGGCCGCCTACGCTCAGCCTCTGCTGACGTGGACCGGCTGGACAGGGGACACCTGGACCCTCGGCGGCGACTTCAGTTCCATGGCGCTGCTCGAGGCTGATGGCAGGGGTGGCATCGTCATGCCCCCGCTTGAGCACTACTCGGACGTCTCGGCCACCGCTGACGGCGCCGCGTGGCAGGGCTACAGCGTCCTCCCCCGAGACGTGTCATGGCCGCTGATCATCATCGCCGATTCCCCGCAAGGGATGCGTGACGAGCATCGTCGGTTCATGACGACGCTCCGCCCGGACCAGACGGGAGTGTTCACCGTCACCGCCCCGGACGGTCAGCGCCGGTCCCTGGATCTGCGCTACGTCGCAGGCGGCGAGGGCGACTTCGGTACCAACGCCTACGGGATCTCCTGGATCCGGCACTCGCTGACGATGCGCGCCTACGACCCGTTCTTCTACGGCGACGAGATCGTGTCGGCGTTCAAGTACTCCCCCGGGGTGAACTTCTACGGAGGCACCCCGGGTGGGTTCGGCCCGCCGTTCTACATCTCGTCCAGCCAGACGATCGACACCGCCACCATCACCAACCCCGGGGACGCCAACGCGTACGGGGTGTGGCGCTTCACCGGCCCGTTCACGTCAGCGTCAGCGACGTTCGGGTCCGGGCTGATCACGATCCCGTTCTCGAAGGATGCCGGGGAGTGGATCGAGGTGAACACGAACCCGCGGGTCGCGACGATCATCGACGAGACCGGCGCGAACAAGTGGGCCTCGGTCGGTGAGGACATGGTGCGCTTCGCGCCCATCCCGCCCTCGAGCACCACGAACCTGGGCGTCACAGTGGTCGGTGCCGCCACGGGGATGAGCGTGTCGTTCACGTACCGCCCGAAGTTCTGGCGGGCCTGGTGACCGCAACGTGGGTCGGTGGATCGGCAGCGAACAACGCCTCGACCACCGTCTCCCTCACCATCCCGGCAGGTGCAGCCGCTGGCGATGTCGCTGTCGTTGCGCACGGCTACAACCAGCCGGGCGGCGACTCGACCATCACGGCCGGCTGGACCCAGTTGGATGTGGACCGGGACTTTTCAGGGTCCTTCCGAGGGCGCTTGTATTACCGAGTTCTCGGCGCGGGCGAAGGCGGCGGGACGGTCACGCTGACCAACCCGGTGAGCCAGAAGCTCGCCGCCGCCATCGGCGTCCTGTCCGGTGTGTCCGCGGTTGATGTGCACAACTTCACCATCGAAGCATCCGTCACCACTACGCACGCCGCCCCGACTGTTACCGCTGTCACCGGTGATGCCGGGCTGGCGTTCATCCTGGAGCGCGAGTCGACCCCGTCGACGTCGTTCACTCACTCCACCTTCACGGTTGGTGGACAGGCGCACAACACTGGGTCCGGCGCGACCTCTGCTGGCGTGGCGTACAGCCTCACTACCGTCCCTGCCGCGAGCTCAGTGGGTGGCGGGAACTGGGTCGCCGATGTCGCCAACGACGGCGTCATCATGTGGATCGTCGGCGTCACCGTGGCTGCAGCCCCACTCGCACTCTCCGCCTCGGGAACCGGTACATCGTCCGGATCGGCCGCCCTCAGGGAGAAGCTCGCCCTCAGCTCCGCCGGCATAGCCACATCGAGCGGCAGTGCAGCGATCCTCGGCAAGCTCCCCCTCGCCGCTACTGGTACCGCCACCTCCAGCGGATCCGCGGCATTGTCCCTGACCTCACCGACAATTTCCGTTCCGACCACCGAACCGGAGCGGGCGCCGTTCAGGATCCAGATCTACAGCAACGTCTACCCCTACCAGAAGGTAGGCGAGGTCGGCTCGTACATGTCGTGCGAGTTCACGCTGCGGCACAACGCCATCGGGTCCTGGAAGATCAACCTCTCCCCTTCGGACCAGTCGGTCCTTGAGCTCGCACGCGCGGACCGGCGGATCACCGTCGACTACCGCGGCGTACGAGTGATGTCGGGCGAGGTGCACGGGATCCGCCGTGCACGTGACGAACGGAAGATCACCAACGAGGTCTACGGGTTCGACGACAAACGGTGGCTCGAGCGACGCCTCGGCTACCCGAACCCGCTCGCGTCGTTCCCCGCAGACGGCGTCTCGTTCACTCAGTCGACACTGCAGGACGCGGCAACCGACAACGCCGAGACCATCATCAAGCACTGGGTGACTCGCAATGCAGTTACTCGGCACCCGATCGCCGGCCTCGTGGTCGCGCCCGACCTGGGGCGTGGTCCCACCGAGACGGACGGGCCTCGCTGGGAGACGCTGGCCGAGATCTGCTTCCGGGTGGCGCAGACCAACGGGCTGGGCGTGTCCCTCAAGCAAGTCGATGACCACCTGGTGTTCGACGTGTACGAACCGGCGACCCAGGCGGTCCGTCTCTCGGAGAACCTCGGAAACCTCCGCTCCTGGGAGTACGTGCTGGAGGCGCCGATCGCCAGCCGTCTCGTGGTCGGCATGACCGGCGAAGGTCTCGCCCGCAAGTACATGCAGAAGAAGCTCCCCGCTTCGGAGACGTACTGGCTGGCGACCGAGAAGTTCGAGGACATCACCGACGCCACCGTCGACGCGGTCGCCTCCACCAAGGGCGCGCTGCTACTGACCGGTTACGGCGCAACAGCTGGGTTCTCCATCACCCCGATGGACACCGAGTCGATGCAGTACGCACGCGACTACAACCTCGGCGACAAGGTCAAGGTCGAGGTCGCGCAGGACACATTCCTGCCGGACATCGTGGCGCAGGTCGTGCTGAGTCATACGGCCGGCTCGGCGCCGAAGGTTACCCCCACGGTCGGGAACTCCGACTCGTCGAACAAGTCCACCGCGTTCGCCCGCAAGTATCTCGGGCTTGTTGCGCGAATCCTCCGCCAGGAAAGGAGCCGTTGATGGCGATCACCCCGGTCGGCTTCGAGGGTCAGGTCAACGAACAGCCGTTCGCGAAGATGATGAACGCTGTCGGCGGTTACGGGATCCGCGGCACGGTGGGTGGTACGAACTTCGCCGCTGCCCGCGTCGCCGGTTCCCGCACTGTCACAGTGCAGCCGGGTGAACTGTGGGCCCCCGGCGTGCTGGTCACGATGGACTCGGTCACCACCCCGACCGCGGTGGCTGCGAACTCCACCGGCGCGAACCGGATCGACCTGCTGGTCATGCGAGTGAACTGGACCACCGACACCTGCTCGCTGATGATCCTTGTCGGCGGTGCGACCGCTCCGTCATACAACCTGAATCCTGGGGTCACGTACGACGTGCCGCTGTACGAGCTCGTGCTCGCCTCGGGCGCCGCCGACTACACCGCTGTCAACGTTGCCGCTGGCGATATTCGGGTGTGGATCGTCGACGGCCTCCCTGCGATCAATGGCGACAAGCTCCCCGACACCTTCCCCGGCCGACTGTGGACGAAGCCCTTCGACGGCGAGGTGATCCTCGGCGGCTTCGGGTCGGAGACTTGGAAGTTCAAGGCCGACTCGGACACCGGCTGGTACGACGCACTCCCTGCCCCTGCCGGATTCAGCGGAACCATGAAGGCCCGTGTTCGGAACGGAATGGTGAAGGTCGCCTTCAACTGGACCAAGGTTGGCACCGGCACCGGCACGAACGTCGACTTCTCCGTCACTCTCCCCTCGGCCCTGTGGCCAGGGGGCAGTGTTGATGTCACGGAGACCATCTGGGCCGGCTCGAGCCCATGTCGCCTCTACGTCTCCGCCGGCACCGGCTCCATGGGATTCAACGACGTGACCATGGCGGCCGGGCAGATCATCACCGGCTCGCCCGTGTGGCACTACCGATACGCCGACGCCTAACCCCCTCTCCCCACTGACCCGCGGCATGCCGGCGGGTCTTCTCCGCCTGCTCTGAAGGAGTACTCGAATGGCGAAGATTCTCTACGCCGGCACCGCCTCTGACTTCGCGGTCACTGAGGTCTCGGTCCCTGCTGCCGCTGGCGGCACGGTCTCCGTGCTGAAGCTGAACCCCGGCGCCCCACTCGAAGCGTGGGGCGCGGGCAGTGGCGGGTCGCAGATCACTGACATCGCCCTGTTCACCGGCAGCTACACCGCCGCAGGCGGTGCGGCCCCGTCGGGCATCTTCCCCGCGGAAACGTCGAGCACGTTCCTGTTCTGGGCTGAGGACACCCTCGATGCGGTGTACGTCACTGGCCAGGGTGCGGGCGTCGCCGGTGGACAGCGCTGGCTTGCGAATCCGGTGAACGGGAACGCCAGGCTCCGCGCCATCGAAGCGCTGGACCCGATCGGGTCTGCTGAGAAGGGTGCCGCGAACGGCGTCGCCCCGCTGAACGCCAGCGGCGAGGTGGATCCGTCATTCCTCCCGGCATCGGGCGTGTCTGGTGTCGCGGATATCACCACCCCCGTGGGCGGCACCGAGTCCGGCAATGTAGTGCTGAATGCGGCCGACCTCGGCGCCGTACCGACCAGCCGCACCATCTCCCCCGGCACCGGCCTGACCGGTGGCGGGGACCTGACCGCGAACCGCTCCCTCGCGGTGGTGTACGGCACCACTGCGGGCACAGTGGCGCAGGGCAACGACGCCCGGTTCGGAACCACGGGCACCTCACCCCGCCCGATCTATGCTGTAGTGCTGTCGGCTGACGCGCCACTCGATCGCAGGACCGCGGCGGCGTCGGACCCGTACACGTTCGTCTGTGACGGGACCGCGGACCAGGTTCAGATCCAGGCCGCGATCGACGCCGCCGCCCCACTGCAGTCCCGCAACGCCGGGATGCCTGTCGGCGCGGGCCAGCTGGGGAAAGTGCAACTCTCGGGCGGCCAGTTCAACATCTCGTCCGGCATCAACATGCGCACCGCCGTCCACGTCGAAGGTTCCGGCTGGCTGACCGTGGTCCGAGCCGCCGCCTGCAATACCGCTGGCGTGTTCCAGCTGGCGAACGCGAACGACCATGCCTGCCAGATCAGCAACATGTTCCTCGACGGGAACGGCGGCTCGGGTGGTACGGCGAGCGCGATCAACTTCGACATGACCGCCTCCGGGAACACGACTGGGTACCCGAACACCAACCCGGACTCGTACCACCAGGTGCACCGGCTCTACATCTCCCAGTTCTCCGGGTCGAACCGGCACGGGATCTGGATGCACGCCTCCGGTACCGCGAACAACCGCGGCAACCGGATCGAGTCGATCACGATGCGCGACTGCGGCGGCAACGGCGTCTACCTCCAGGCTGCATCCGACTGCACCATCGCGAACGTCGAGGTCGGCGGGTCGGACAACTCCGGGTTCCGCATCGAGACCGGCAACACGAAGGTCATCGGCTGCAAGTCGTTCTACTCCGACGCGGTCGGGTTCTACTTCTCCAGCGGCCGCGGCACCGTCACGGGCTGCGAGTCGCAGGACGACGTGATCGGGTTCTACTTCGACGGCGCCCCATACGTAGCGTCGGCGCTGACGGCGGACACCAGCCAGACGGCCGGGATCCGGGTCTCCTCGGACGACCTGCAGATGGCGGGGATCTCGATCTTCAACCGTGGCGGTGGACGGTACGCCTCCACGTCGCAGGGCCTGTTCTACGACGGCACCTACACGGACCTGAACATCACCGGGAACGTGGTTCCTGCGCTGATCACTACCCCGATCGCGGGTGCTGCAGGCGCCAGGTCGTTCGTGCGGGTCAGCAACGGGTCTAGCCTCGTCTCCGCCGGCTGATCCATTCGACCCCGGCGTGCAGCACCTGCCGCACCGGTCCTCGGTGGCGGGCTTGCGCGGTCCGCTCAACGAGCCAGTCGGCCTGCTGCGGCGTGAGCCCTTCCAGGTCGCCTGCTTTCCGCAGGTCGTTCCGGGTTTGGATGCGGGTCTCCAGCATCGACGCCATGTTCTGCCCCCTGTCTTCGACAGCCCCCCACGAGCTGAGCCTTCACGGTAACGGCGAGGCGGGTGGAATGTCGATGGTCAGGCGTAGACTCCAGGGAAAGGCTCCCGCGACTGTGTGACCAGCCCGGGAGCGTGACCGACTAACAAGGAGTCGATGTGTCAGATACTACCCACCCGAGTTGGGCGCACGGCTGATGGGCATGTACACCCGCTTCACGTTCTGGGCTGAGGTTAGGCCCGACTGTGAAGCTCTACCGATCCTGCAGCATCTGGCGAACCCCTTCCCTGCAACCGAGCCACCCGAAGAATGGCCAAGCCATGAGTTCTTCGAGTCGCCGCGCTTCGACTCGCTGATGGTGTGTTCGTCGTACTATCACCAGACGAGCGGCTCGCAGTTCGCCTATGACGACATCGCGAAGGCGTGGATGCTGAACATCGACTCGTCGCTCAAGAATTACGACGGCGAGATTGAGAAGTTCCTCGCGTGGTTCGCCCCCTTCGATTCTGGCCATGCGGAGTTCCGTGGTTTCTATCTGTATGAGGAAGACGACTACCCGACCCTGATCCACCGGACCAAGGCGGGCCCCGACGGCTTGTACGCATTTGTTCCGACGGGCGAGCCAGCGACAGCCTGACAACTGACCTTGAAAGGGCCCCGCCACGGCGGGGCCCTTCGCATGCCGGCACCTTTGGAGGCCACCATGCCCGTCCTCACTGTGGCCCCAACCGTCTTCACCCCAGGCCAGGAGACACGTCTCCGGGAGATCGTCCGCGAAGAGATCCAGGCCTGGTACACCACCAGCCTCCCCGGCCTGACCGACCGGGACGGGAAGCCGTACAGTCCCCGCCTCGCGTTTCCTCGCGGCGTGTGGGCCTACGACCAGGCCCGCGAAGGCGGCTTCAACGAGAAGCGCCTCGATGTACTGGAGGCTGCCGAAGTGGCGGACGCCGCCGGGGATGCGGCTGAGGCGGCTGAGCAGGACCAGATCGTCAGCGCGTTGCAGAAGCCCATCCTCCCCTGATGGGGAAGAAGAACCCTGACCTCCCACCTCCCGGCGCTGTAGACGCACTGCTCATCCGCATCGAGCGGTTAGAGCACAGAGTCAAAGTCCTGGAAGATGCCGCCCGCGCCTTCGCTGTCGTCTATGCCATCCCGAGGATCCCTAACCCACCGGAGGATCCAGATGAGCGGAGAGACTGACAGGCACCCCTCAGGGTGGACGGTTGACACGCTGAAGGAACACGTCGACCAGCGATTCCGCGACCAGGAGAAGTCCGTCGAGGCAGCCGTCGCAGCCTCCGACAAGGCCACGTCCGTCGCCATGACCGCCGAACAGCGGGCCGTGGCTAAAGCCGAGGCGGCGTCTGAGAAACGCTTCGAGTCCGTCAATGAGTTCCGCCAAACCCTCACCGACCAGGCCGCGACATTCATGCCCCGCAAGGAAGCCGAGCAGCGGGCACAGGCCAACACGGACAAGATCGACACCCTCACCTCCCGGATGGACAAACTCGAGTCCCGCCTTGCCGCTCAGACCGCGATGCTCGGTGGTCTCGCGATCCTGGCGTCGATTGCGATCGCCTTCTTCCGCTGACCGTCCGCACCTGGGGGATCTGTGAGCATCAACGACTTCCGTGCGTTACTCGCAACAACACCCATCCCCTGGTATATGGCGCGGGCGCTGTCCTGGTTCCTCGCCGTCAACGCCGCCATCACCGGGTGGGACTACATGCACACCCCGGGCCGCGCACCCCAGTCGCTGACCATGGTCGAGAAGCTCGCCTCACTCCACACCTGGGGGATCCTGTTCACCGTGGCCGGCGGCATCCTCGCGGTAGGGCTGCTGCTGAAACGCCATGCCGCCGTGTGGCTCGGGCACTTCCTCTGCGCGGTCCTCTACGCGGGATTCACCGTCGCCACCGCGCAAGCCGTCTGGCAGTTCTCGCACACCCCGGAGGCGAAGTTCACCGGTTCCATCTACCGCGCCGTCACCATGAGCCTTGTCGTGACCGTCGCGCACGTGATCCTCTGCTGGGCCCGCGGCCCAGTTCCACGCCGGGGGGATGAGCAGTGATCGCCCAACTCCTGCTGGAGGTCACCGACTCCACCTTCGTCGCCCCTGGCATCTCGCTCGCCACCTTCGCTGGACTCTTGGCCCTGGCCGCGAAGTCCTACAAGGAGGCGCGGCAGATCGACGTCGAAGGTGAGAAGAATCGCCGCATCGCTGCCGAGGCCCGCGAGCACGAGTCAGGTAAGAACACCGAACAGAAGATGACCGAGCTCACCACGCGCGTCCGGTCGCTCGAAACGAAGATCGACGAACTGCGCGAGTCGAACGAGCAGAAGATAGAGCAGCTGCGCGTGGACCACGAACGCGAGCTGCTGTCGGAGCGGATGAAGAGCTACAAGCTCCGGACGATGCTGACCGATCACGGGGTGGATATCCCGGAGGAGTTGGGCCCGTCATGAGTCCACGAGTACGGATGCACGGTGCCCTCGCTGGCGCTGTCATCGCATTGACGTTCGCCCTCACCTGGTCACTGCTGAAGGTGCCCGAGCTGGAGAGCAAGGCCGACAGCGCCGCGACCGAGGTGAGCACCCTGAAGCCTCAGGTGGAGGCGCTGACCGAGAACCAAGGCAAGCTGGTCAGCGGGCTGGATGAGGCGAACCGCAGGCTGGTCGCTCTCGGGAAGTCCCCGGTCCCGGTGCCGACCGTCACGCCCGCACCACTCCCGGTGCAGCCTGACGAGTTCACCGCCGACGAAGCTGAAGCCGTACGGCAGATCGTCTCTCAGCAACTGTCGCAGCAGAAGGTGTCGATCACGCAGGCAGAGATCTCGCAGATCGCCCGCACTGCGGCAGCGTTGATCCCGAAGCCAGCGGACGGGAAGACCCCGACCGCGGCCGAGATGCAGCGCTACGCGCAGATCTCGGTCGCCGCCTACTGCGCCGGCGACCGATGCCGCGCCCCCGTCGTCACTCCCTCCCCCGGTCCACGCGGACCACAGGGAGAGAAAGGGGATTCGGCCCCGAAGATCACCGACGAAGAACTGCTGGCGTCCGCGAAGCTCGCTCTCGCCGCGTACTGCGCGCAGGACGACAAGCCCTGTGACGGGAAGCCAGGATCCGATGGCAAGGACGCCCCGCCTCCGTGGAGTGTCACCGACATGGACTGTCTCGGGGATGACGCTGAGTCCTACTGGCGGATCTACCTGTCCAACGGGACAGACCAGAAGACCATCAACGAGAAGGGCCCGTGCCGCGTAGGCCCGGAGCCTGAGTAGTTCAGATCATGGAGACGACAGTCTCCGACCCTCCGGGCGCGACCAGCTTGAGCGTCTTGTCGCCATCGACGACCTCATCCTCGACGAACTTGTAGACCGACACGGCGCGCCGCACGATCTCGGTCACCGTGGTCTGCCGTCGCTCAGCCATCGATCGAAGGGCCGATGCGGTCTCGTCGTTGATGTTGACGCTGAGTCTCGTGGTCATTCTCGAATCCCTAACGTGTAGACGATGTGCACACATCATACACACGAACCCGATTGAACATCAGAGAAACGGGGACACCATGGCTCGTCCGATGACCGCCGCTGAACACCGCGCGGCCTGCAAGAAGTGGGGCGTCCAGTACCGGGAGTTCTCCGGGTGGACCACCCGCAAGCGGCCAGGTGCCTTCACCGACATCCGCGGCATCATCATCCACCACACCGGATCGGATGCTCAGTCCGACAGCTACCTGGACTGGATCTTCACCGAGGGCCGCGCCTCCGAAGGCATCCCCGCTCCGCTGTGCCACGTCTCCACCGACATGGACGGCGATGTGTGGCTGGGTGCGATCGGCCGCGCGAACCACGCCGGCAAGGGCTCGAGCTCGACGCTGGCTAAGGTCACCACCGAGGACTACAACGGGTTCGCCGCTGAGATCACCGCCGGACTGGACAACACCGACGGCAACGCCCACTTCTACGGCAACGAGGTCCGCTACGACGGCGACCAACCGATGATCGCGAAGCAGTACGCATCCGCTGTCCGGTGGGCTGCCGCGATCTGTGACCACTACGGCTGGTCAGCTATGAGCGTCATCGGCCACCGCGAGTGGTCCCGCCGCAAGCCTGACCCGGGCAAGTGCCCCATGAACAAGTTCCGCGCCGACGTCGCCGCCCTCCTAAGGGCGGGCCCTGGCGGCGTCAAGCCCACCACCCCGAGCAAGCCCGCCAACACCACCCCGGAGGACGACGTGTCTCTCACCCCCGCACAGGCCGAGCAGTTGGCGAAGGCCGCGTGGCTCGCCGACCAGTTCGCCTACAACGGCCAGATCAAGGTCCAGCTGAACGACATCGTCAACCGGCTGGAGCGCATCGAGGACGACACCGACGGCGCTGCGGCGCAGAAGGCAGGCGAGTGACCATGTGGACCGGAGCTTTCTGGAAGGCCGCCTTCGAGCGGGCCGTGAAGACGTTCGCCCAGGCCCTGGTGGCCGTGATGACCGCCGATGGGTTCGGCCTTCTCGACGCCGACTGGCCCGCCCGGCTGTCCGCCGCGGGCATGGCTGCCGTCCTGTCGCTGCTGTCCTCGCTCGCTTCTGCTGGTGCAGGCAACCCTGGCCCGTCGCTGGCGAACGAGACCGTCAAGCCGACCCCTGAAGTCCCGCCGTCGCAGTACATGGGCTGACCAGGCCCGCGGCCCGCTAGCGGGCCGTGACCGTCAGAACCTTGCCGTCATGGAGCCGTACGACACAGGTCACGTTGTAGGTCCGATCGGCTGTGACGGTGGTGCGTACCGCCCAGTTCGATTCGTCGGCGTCGCCGGTCCAGTTCGACTCGTACTGACCTGACGGAGTCACGGTTCGCGGCGCGAGCTTCGCCACTGCAGCGTCAGTGCAGGCCTGCTCCATCGGCGCCACCAATTCCCCCGCCTCCCCGCGCGGCGTCACTGCCGCGTACACGACAGCCCCTACCAGTACCGCCCCGACACCCACTGTCGCCAGCGAGCTCCCCACCCCTCGGCTCATACGCTGAGTGTGGACCGACGCCAGCCTTGAACGCAATGCGCCCCACTCCCCGTCCGGGAGTGGGGCGCTATCGTGCGTTCAGCGGTCGAGGTCGTGCTCCCACCGCATGAGGTCGGCCCAGAATTCAGCCGAGGACTCCATTGCCTCTCGCAGGCAGCGCAAGGTAGGCGGCTCGGCGGCCTGCCTGCGTGATGCCTCCGCAGCGCTGACGACGGAGCCGTCTCCCATCAGCACGGTCCCATCGGATCGCCACTGACGCTCGCTCATTCGGTCACCTCGATCTGGTCGTTGAGTGCCTTCATGATGAACTCGCCACCAGTGAAGTAGACGTACAGGAACCAGTAGCCGTTGCTGTCCCGGAACGTCTCGGTCCAGTCAACGACCTGCACCTGGTCCTGTACCCGGATGGTGTCACCGGGCTGGAGGTCACGGGCCGACTTGTGCATCGCGTTCAGATGCCGACGACGGGCAGTCTCTTGTGGGGTCCTGGATGGTCGCGCTCGCACTCCCCTGTTCGCCTGTTGATGGCGCAGTCCCCGTCACCGAAGTGTGGGCCGTACGGGTCGTTGCCCTCGGGGAAGTAGTAGCCGTCACTGACCTTCATCATGACCAGATCGCGGTTCGGTGCAGGCATGGGGATGCGCTCGCCACCAGCGCGCTTCGGGATCCGGAACAGTTTTCGGATCAGCCACTTCATCTCGGTACACTTCCTGTCGTTGGGCTTGCACTCAACACGGTCAGTCCCTGGGTGTGGAAACCTGGGGGCTGACCCACATCACGACTGGGCCGCCTCAACAGGCTCGAGGAGTTCCATGACGAAGGTCCGGCTCCCGTCGTGCATGATCTGCAGCACGTCTGACACGGCGCTCCATCCGTCGCAGTGGTCGTCAGGCTGATGCCCGTTTCCGGTGGTTGCTGCGTGGTGAGCAATACCGCGTCGAACCTGCTCAGCAATCCACCGGTCCAGCGCGCAGAGGACCACCTCGGGGGTAGTGAGGTTCTCCAGCCGGTAGCCCTGGTCCAGCAGATCGGCCACTGCGTCGGCGTACGGCTGATCTGTCATACCGAACTCCCGTCCCCGACATTTTCGACGTCCTCTGGTGGCAGCTTCTCCAGCCGCTCAGCGAACCCGGTCTCATGCGCCACCAACCGGTTCGCACCCGGCAGGAACGGTTTGTCCCACTCGATGAACACCCACGGTGGCGCTACCCCTGACACAGTCCCCTTGCCGTAGTCCGTGGACAGCACCCGCTGCCCGGGATGGATCGGCTCCTGCTTGTCCTGTCGCTCACCCATAGGGAAGATGCTAGCGCTGGTCACGGGGCGATCTTCCGGGCGCCGACGTCGCAGTTGATTGTCGGTCACCGGTCATCACCGAAGCCCGCAGCGATGTAGCCAGCATCGGAACATCCCTCGGCCGTCCGCGTCTGTCGATTCTCTCGCAACCACTGAACCCTCGACTCGATCGCCGCCGCGATCTCCTGGGCCTGCTCGTCGAGCGCCAGGTTGATGCGCATCCGGACCTGCACCTCCAGGTCCTCGATCTCCGAGCGGGTCAGGTTGCCACCCACCTCGGACGACTCCACCGCAGCCTCTGCCAGTTCGGCTACGCGGGCGTCCCGCTGCCTCCTCTGCTCCTCGTTCACGACTCCCCCTCGACTGCATCCAGCCCACGGTACGTGGTCAGGGCAGCCTTGACGGCGTCCTCGCCGCGGTCACTGGAGTCCCACCACTCGACGTTCTTCCACACATCGGCGAGGCGCTCGGTGGCGGTCTCGCTCCGATTCAGGAACGCGCGGATGTCGTGGATCAGAGTCTGGGTCTCGCGGGCCGCGTCGTCGGCGTAGCCGAGCTTCGCCAGCCGGTCGGCCATGTCCTGCAGGTCACGCATCCCGCCGATGAGGATCTCGTCGACTGACTTGTGGCACAGGTAGTTGTACGATCCGCCGCTCATCTTCGCCTCCCTAGTTCTCGCTGCTACCCCCACCTGAGGGCTGCTCAGGTGGAGTGGTGGTCACTTCGCGCTCACCCGTTGAGCAGGCTCTCCGCCGAGCCGAACTGCGGCAGCGGATCCGCGATCCCGGAGCCAGTTCGACGACAGCAGGTACCGCGCCCTCTGGTCGTTACTCTCAAACCCGGCCATCAGGTCCAGCAGGCGCCGTACCGTGTCCACGTCGGCCTGGTCCGGGCGAGATGCATCCTCGACCGCGGCAGGCTCTGCGGGGTGGACGGCGAGCAGCTCGCGGAGCTTGCCGGCCGCCAACTCGAAGCCAGTCGCCACATCCGGGTTGTCGGAGGTGTACCCCTCCCAGGTCTTGATCTGCGCCTCAAGCGCATCCCGCAGGCCAGGGTCGCTCATCACTTCACCTTAGTCCAGGTGCCACAGTCCTGGGTCGTGAAGTCCTGCCCCTTCTTGATCGTCACCGTCGGCCGACCCCCGTAGACGATGTCGTTGTCCACGATGTTGCTCG